GCTGGTGCTAGTCGTCACCGATCCAGTCACTGACCGCCTTGGCATTGCAGCTTCAACACGGAGCTGGTCAACAGCAATCTGCTCCTGCGGGCCGCCAGTGCTGAACTCTGCCTTCACTTGGTAGCCGCGAGCCTTGAACTGTGCGTTATTGAATCGACGCCAGCTGGTAAACGTTGGAGAACCTGCTGGGTCGTCCTGCGTAGTGCGGATAAATAGTTCAACATCACAGGTGTTTGGTGCGGTGCCGTCAAAGTCAGTCACTGCGTCAATATCAGGCTCATCGTCGATGCGTTCCCCGTACGGGAAGAAACTACGAGCCCGCAACGTGCTATCCAACCTAAGGCTGAAGACATCACTCAACGTAAACGTGTTGCCGCCATTGAAGACATACGTTCCAGACTGATGTAGCGCATTGTCTCCCTGCAGTTGATAGGTGCTGCCATCCTCAAGCAGTAAACCGTTGCCATCTTCAAGGTCAAAATCTCCAGCAGCAGTAAGCTCGCTGCCTGTTTCTCCTAGCTCTAGCTCATTATTTACGGTGTCAACAACCAGATTGGTCTTGGTGCCTGTAAACGAAGGATCTTCTGTGGACCCCAGTGCGCCGACGACTTCGACGCTTTCAAGATCAGGTTTTGTAAATTCAATCAGCGCTGCATTCAGGCTTTCGCGGCCACCAGAATCAACAAACTTGGCGCTATACGTTCCAGGCTTAAGGTCGGCGTACGCTTCAGTTGCAGAGCCTGAGATCTGTTCAGAAATACTGGTTGAGTTTGGCCAAGTAACGCTGGTCAGATCAGGCGAATGGCGCAGACGCACATAACCGCCAACACGAACATCCAAGTCAGTAGCTTGCGTCCAAGTCAGACGTGCTTGGCCGTTAACTGGAATCATGCTGAAGTTGGCCACATCAGCAGGTGCAGCAGTCTTGCCTGACAACTGGAAGTTTGAGGCCGTGATCTGGCTGCCTTTGCCTAAAGAGTTTTTGGCCTGGATTTGCACATACAAACGACCTGCACGCAGTGTTCGCAGAGTGACTGACGGCGAAGAAGTCTCTACAGCTTGCCAGTTGTCATTATCAACTCGGTATTGAACGCGGAACTCACTGACGTTGACACGATCATGGTTCCAGCTAACCGACGCGCCAACATGCACGCTGCTGCCTTCTTCGTACAAAAACTCGTCAAGGCTGATGCTGTCAACTGCGTTGGGAATCAACGACAGGTTGCTGATGTCGCGATTGGTTAGCTCATTGTCAGATTCAACCGCGTCATAAATCGTGCTGTTATAGGCAACAGCACTAACGCCATAAATCCCATCTCCTGATTCAGCAACAGATACAACGCGGAACTGTTGGGACTGGATCTCGTCGTTCTGAAAAAGGAACACCGATCCAGCAGCAGGTGCTTCGCTGAAAGCGCTGGAAACGTCAATCTCTGCCCCGTCAGCAATCGTGGTGCCTTGCTGCATGTACCTGTCGCCATCTTCAAGCAACAGAGCGTCTACATCGTTTTCAAGATCAATCCTTCCAATGGAGTCAGTCTCCGTGCCACCTACCAACGTGATGCCGCCAACAGGCACATCTTTTTGCTCAACCAATCCAGTCGGCAGAATTACTGACAGCTTTGGATTGTTTGCAGCAGCCAGAGCGGTAGCTAGGCCATCAGCATGATCCGTGACGATCTTTGTTGTGGTTGCACTCTTAACGCGACCAGAAAGACGCCTTCCAGCACGAACAGGATCAGCAATATCAACGACCATGCCAGGTCGCAGGATGATGCC